GCAGATCCAAGTGGTGCTCTAGCACAAAGAGTTAGAGATATGATTTCAACTGTAGCACAGGGCGGATCAGAACAAGATGTTATGCGTGTTGGTACAGACATACAAGGAATTGTAAACAGTGCTAGTTTTGTTAACAACGTTGCAGACCTAACAAGTATTCCAGGTGCTCTAAGACAGATTGGTGATGGTCTTGCTGAACTTGGCACAGCCGCTGAGCGTAACAGAAGTTTCACAATGGATAATGTTGTGAAAGCAATGAATGATACAGCCAAAGCAACATCAGATGCCGCAACCGAAACACAAAAACTAAATGTTGGACTAGGACAGTTAGCAATTAGTTTAGAAAATGCAACTGGTGCAATACAAAGTGGTATGCTAGATGGTAGCATGACCAGTTTACAAAACATGTTTGGTGGCGGAAATCTAAACAGTCTTGCTGAAAATATTAATGATCCAGGATTCAGAGCAACACTACAAGGTATTGGTCAGACTACTGGTACAGTGATAGGTGGTGCCGCGGCCGCAGGTATTGCAGGTGCAGATGCTATAATTGGTAGTATTGGCAGTCTTGCTAACATATTAACCGGTGGTGATGCTGAAGGCGGAGGCAAGAATCTAAGTGATATTGATGCATCAGTACAAGAACTTATCGGCGAATTTAAACGTAATCCAAGCAATGTACGCAACGGTGCAACATAATATCGGTTGACACAAAACGATAAATATAGTAATATAATAGATAATCTATAGGAAAACACATGAGTTGGAAGAAACACTTTACTGTATACCGAACTGATACGCAAACTACTAATAGCGATCGTGCTAGTGGTAGTGGTGCTAGATTTAGCAGTTGGCTACCAGAAGTATACACAGGACAGCCAAACCGTGTTGAGCGTTATGCACAATACGATCAAATGGACATGGACTCTGAAGTCAATGCCGCACTAGACACTATCAGTGAATTCAGTACACAATTTAAAAGTGACATTCCAGTTCCTTTTGAAATCAACTACAAAGATGATGCTACAGAAAGTGAAATCGAAGTACTAGAACGTTCGTTGAAACAGTGGTGTAATATTAACGACTGGGATCAACGTATTTTTAGAACTTTCCGTAACACCATCAAGTACGGTGATACATTCTTTATTAGAGATCCAGAAACATACATATTGTATTGGGTCAATCCTGTTGATGTTACTAAAGTTATTGTAAATGATGCTGAAGGCAAAAAGCCAGAGCAGTACATTATGCGTAACATTGATCTTAACATGCAGGAAAAAACTGCCAGCGAAATTATTCAACACGATACACAGTATACAACAGTTGACACAATGATGCGTGGCGGACCTGTAGATAACAAAGCATATGGTGCAGGACAAAGACATGGTCCACAAGGTCAACACAATGAATTTGGTGTTGATGCTAATCATGTTATTCACCTAGCACTAACAGAAGGCATGGATGCAAACTATCCATTTGGCACAAGTATTTTAGATCCTATTTTTAAAACTTATAAACAAAAAGAACTATTAGAAGATTCAATCATTATCTATCGTGTACAGAGAGCCCCTGAAAGACGAGTGTTTTATATTGATGTAGGTAATATGCCAGCACACAAGGCAATGGCTTTCGTAGAACGAGTTAAAAACGATATTCACCAAAAACGTATTCCAAATAAAACAGGTGGTGGTGTAACTGTCATGGATGCAAGTTACAATCCACTATCAATCATGGAAGACTATTTCTTTGCTACAACAGCAGAGGGCAGAGGTTCAAAAGTTGAAGTGTTACCAGGCGGTGACAACCTAGGCGAAATTGATGACCTCAAATATTTTAATAACAAAATGCTAAGAGCATTAAGAGTACCAAGCAGTTACTTGCCAACAGGACCAGAAGATGGAACACAAACCTATACAGATGGTAGAGTTGGAACTGCATTTATCCAAGAATATAGATTCAACAAGTATTGTATGCGTTTACAACGCCAACTGCAAGATAAAATGGACAAAGAATTTAAACTGTTTATCAAGCATAGAGGTATTAACGTAGACAGTGCTAGTTTTGAACTTAACTTCTTAGAGCCACAAAACTTCTCTAACTACAGAGAAATTGAAATCGAAAATGCAAGAGCAAGTGTATTTTCTAGTGTTGGTGATCTACCATGGATGAGTAGACGCTTTGCTATGAAGAAATATTTGGGTCTAACTGACGATGAGATTGTAGAAAATGAACGCATGTGGCGTGAAGAAAACGGTGACGGTACCACAGCAGGTGCAGATCTGCAAGATAATTTAAGTAGTGTTGGTGTTAGACCAATGGATACAGACGCTATAGATATAGGCGGTGACACAGACATTGGCGGTGATGATGCAGATACAACCGCCGGCGATGAAGGTACAGCAAGTCCTATTTCAGGCGATGAGCAGGCTACACCAGGGGAGACAACATAATGCGTTTTAAAGAAGTACTTAAAGAATACTATGACGCTTCAGATGATCAGTATAGTAAAGTAGACATTGATGATACAAGACGCCCTAGATTAACGCTAGAGCATCTAAATAAGTTGCGTAAAATGCGTGAAATCAATGGTGTTGAACAAGCAGAATCTGAAAAGTTTTATAAAGTGATCTATGCAAAACCGCAGGATCAAGCCTAAGTTTTGGTGTGTTTTATACTTATCTAGCGTTTCATTTTAAAAAAACACACTTTTTTCACCTATTTTAACCAAGAATTCTTGTTTCATGTTAAATATACATGACAACAAACCTTATCACATGACTTGCAAGGAGAAACGAACATGTCAACAAAAGAAAAACTAGAACAAGTCCTAGAAATGCTCGTAAACGAAGAAAATGATAAGGCCGGCGAACTGTTACATGATGTGTTTGTAGAAAAAGCAAAAAACATCTATGCAGAACTGGTCGAGTCAGACGAGAGCGTTGAAGAGGATGTAACTGAAGAAGTTGGCGGCGATCCAGAAGCGGATTTGGCCGATGACATCAGTGCAGATCAAGAAGAAATTGAAGCGGAAGAAATGTTTTCAGAAGAAGACATGGATGACGAAGAAGCCGCTAAAGACTTAGAAGCATCAATGGACGTTGCTGATGACGCTGGCGACAGTGCTGATGCAGAAGAAGTTAAAGATGCTATGATGAATGTTGATGACGCAATGGCTGAACTTAAATCAGCGTTTGCGGCAATGACTGGCGACGAAGAAGCACCTGCAGAAGAACCAGCAGATGCAGAAGACGAAATGGAAGAGTCTAAAGATGAGTCAGCAGAAGAAGCAGTTGAAGAAACAACTACTGAAGAAGCAAAAGACGAATCATTAGAGGAAGACTTTGAAGATCTAGAAGAAGCCGCATCATTGAGTGCTGTAAAAACACCAAGTGACCCAGTAGGCGCAGACGCAGGTGCACAAAAATCACCAGTGGCTAGCAAAAACGACATGGGTGGCAAAGCAGTAGACATTGCTGGATCTGAAGAAAAAGGCGGAAACGCTGATAAGCCACAAGATATGGGCGGAACAACAGAACCAGAAATGCGTGAAGTTAAAGCCGATCACAAAGACGGTACAGACAACAGCAAATCGCCAATCGGTTCGTAAGGTAATAGAAGATGATTGCTCTTAGAGAACACCTAACATTTGGAAAGGCAGGCATTGTTACCGAAGCCGGTGACGATGGAAAGTCTCTCTACATGAAGGGCATCTTCATCCAAGGCGATGTTGTTAATGAAAACGGTAGAAACTATCCTGTTTCAGAGATTAGTAGAGCCGTTAAGAATATACAACAACGTATAACAGACGGGTACTCCGTGCTTGGCGAAGCAGACCATCCAGACGATTTACAAGTCAACATTGACAGAGTGTCACACATGATTACTGAAATGTCAATGAATGGTGCTGATGGTATTGGCAAGTTGAAAATTTTGCCAACACCAATGGGTGAAATCTGCAAAACCATGTTAGAAGCAGGAGTTAAACTCGGCGTAAGTTCACGAGGAAGTGGCAATGTAGGTGGTAATGGAAAAGTTTCTGACTTTGAAATTATTACTGTTGACATTGTTGCTAATCCAAGTGCGCCAAATGCATATCCTGATCCAATCTATGAGAATATTATGAAACATAGACGCGGTAACATCTTAATGGGTGTTGCTGAAGCGGTCAAGTATGACGTAAAGGCACAAAAGCACCTCCAGAATGAGGTCTTAAAATTTATTCAGGACCTAAAATACTGAGGAGATTAAACTATGGCTGATGCTTTCAAAGAACTAATGGGTAGTGATGATCTTTCAGCAGAAGTAAAAAGTACTCTCTCAGAGGCTTGGGAAGGTAAACTAGCAGAGGCAAAAGAACAAGTTGCCGCTGAATTGCGTGAAGAATTTGCACAGCGTTATGAAACTGACAAAACGCAAATTGTAGAAGCAATGGATAAGATGCTTGATGATGTTATCAAGAAAGAGTTATCAGAGTTTGCAGAAGACAAGGTAGATCTTGTTAAAGCAAAAGTTGATTACACTAAAAACATTAAAGAGCACTCAAAAATCTTAGACCAGTTTATACTCGAGACTTTGAAGAAAGAAATTTCAGAACTGAGAGAAGATCGCAAGGCTCAAGAAGACAA